AAACTTCAATAGAATAGTCATCAACATATCCATCACTTTCAATCATTTGACCAACTACTTCTAATTTTACATCTTGTGCGATTGGATAGTTTGATCCAAACTGACTGTTTGATTTTAAAACAGTGATTGTATCCTTCATTAATTCACCTGTGACAGAATCATAAATGATTTTGTCAGCATCAAATACAAATTTAATATTAGATACACTACCAAAATAATAGATTGTTGATCTATACGTTACTTGATATGAATTGTTACCTAAACTAGTAAACTTAACAAAGTAACTAGGGTCACTAATTGTGCTCATTGACCAACGCTCTTGGTTAGCTAACAATGAGTTGTTATAGACCAACGTGAAACTTTGATTCAATGTTATAGAAGTGATGATATTTTGAATCAATGTGTTACCAAACACGTTTGTGAATGATGGCATGATTGAAACTAAGATACAACCACTTGGCACTGGGTTTGTTAAAGTGATTGGCCCAACCCCAGTTGAAAGATTACCTTGACCAGCATTTGATCCATCACCTACTATATTTGATACGCTTGTCCAAATAACAGTAATATCACTAGGTCCAGGCAATCCTGGAACTAAACGATTGTTTGTGTCAAAGTAGAATCCGTCAGGAGGAATAAAACCTAGTAATGCTCCTTCAGTAATGTACTTGACTGTGTTACTTGCAGCTACGCCTACGTTAACTGCTTGACTCGCACCCGTGTTTGTTGTACTTAAAAAGAAACCTGTACATTCAGTTGCATCATTTGTTGTTTGATTCCAAAATACTTCACCAGTGCCGTAATCAGATTCAGCAAGATAACGTGTGAATTCTTGAACATAGAATTGATAAGAACGGTTACTGCTTAGGATGCTTGCTAAGTTATCTGTTAAAAATCTAACAATATCATTAGTAGTTGAAACTGTTAAATTGACAAAGCCATCATCAGTAATTTGGAATAAACCACCATCATCACTAAAATCATTAGTGCTTGAATAACGTGCGCTTGGGTCTAGTAAATCGTAGTTACGACTTACGCCAACACTACTACGGTTCAATGCTTTACTTTTGATGATTGAACTGTATAGTGTGAATGGGAAGTTATTATAGTCTTCGCCATTTACCATACGATTTTGTGTATAGTAACGTTGTGGAGCACGTTCTTTAATATTAGCTAATGTTTCACGTGCTTGTGCATTTGAAACAGGCAATGTTAGTTCGATGCCAATTGTCAATGTCTCTGTACGACCTTGAGCACTTGTGTATGGGATTTGAATTGTTGTACCCTGTAACTCGCTAGGATCAATTGTATATGTCGTTGCATCTCCTGCACGAACATAGGAAATAAAGCTACCTACAGGAATTTGTCCAAAAGTTCCATCACCAAAGTTATATGTAACTTGGTCATTATATCCTGATGTTACACTGAACACTGTTTGATTTGGTGTCTTTGTGTATGTGGTTGAGTAGATGCTATCTACTTGATTCCATTGACTCAATGCTTGTGAAATTGGATCAATCTTATACAACCAAGTATCTTCATTGTTAATACCTTGAATTGGAATATCAACGGTTTGATTAGCTAATTGATTAGCTAAGGTAAATGTATATGTTTGTAGTGTACCTTGTTTAAAGTACAAGAAAAACCCTGTATTAGCACTACCATAACCTAACAAATCATTACGATATAGTACGTTGAAGTATGAATTAATACCCGGATCCATTTCATACAATGTATTTGAATTTACGCTAGACATACTAACGCATTCAAAATTCATGTTGACATTGTTGATATTAGCATTAAATTTGATAGCGGGAGTAGTTCCTAATGGAAGCTGAATACTATATTCATCAGTTTTAATATCTGCGATTGTTGCTGAATGCCCAGGATTACCAACTCGTTGTGCGTTGATAAATGCGGCATTTAATACTGTGTTAAACTGTTGTTGCCAATTTGAGTTTGCTGCGTCATTCCATAGAATAGTCAAATTAGTCAAGTTCACATTATTGATATCACGGATCTGCTCAGTGGTAGCAATATTGATAATCTTAACAAACCCTTGACCGGCTAAATTACGTTTGGGAGTGTAGCCAACTAAGTTAGCTAGTTTAACAACACTGTCTCTACGTTCAGCGGTGTCAATAAAGTTTTCACGGGTGTTTAAGTCGTTACGGAAAGCAAGGGCTTGGCCCATGTATGCGATAACGTCAAGCAAAGCAACGTATTCACTAGACTCAACATAGTCATTAAATGTTTCAGGGTAGTTGGTACGTAGATAATCTACAAACACTTTTCGTAGTGTTTCATAGTCATAGCTCTGGAAATCGGCTTGGCTATAATTTTTATAGATTGATTTCCAATCGTTTACCCCAAAGATTGCTGATTGTCTTGAACTTGTTGCCATAGGTTTATTCTCTCAATAATGTATTTATCATTAAGGAAAATGGCGTTTTTTACCGTGCTGCTGCTGTACCTGACGCTTGGTCGAATAGAATTTCTAGTGTTTGCACGTTGTTGAAGGGCACGACTGCAAATTCAACTTCAAGCAAAACACCGCTATCTTGAGGGTATATTTGAATTGTGTTTAATGCTAGTCTAGGATCGAGCGATCCAATTCTTCTAATTTCATTTTCTAACTCAACTTGCATTGATACGTCATTGGGTTCAAAAATAAAACTCCACAATGTAGTTCCGTAGCCAGGATTCCCTGTCTTAGAACCCTGTGGAATATTCAATGCATTGATAAAGTCTTGAATCACCATTTGCTCATCATATCCGGTAAACTTTTTACCAAAAACAGTAGGTGTTGCAAATGAACCAGCACCACCGTCAGCACCAGGGCTTACTCTAGGTGCTCTAACAGTATCGTAGTTTTGTGTGTTGAATCCAATAAACTTTGCCATGACGTATTTATGCTACTAAAGAATCGACATTTGCTGTCGCTTGTTTATATGCTGCCTGTGCAGTTAAAGTGCGTGAATCACTTTCCCCGTAGGTGGTTCTAGCAGTATTCCAATTATCCAATGCAGATTGTTGCTTAGACAATGCTACATTAATTTGATCCAATTTCTTACTGTTGGCGACAACTTCCGATGCAGTTTGTGCTTGTTTACCTGCAAAGTTTGGAGCAGGAATCTTTGGATCTCCTAACAGTTTTGCAGTCTGAGCCTGTACAACTGCTGCTGTTTTGTTAGTACCTGTTGCTACTGTTGGTAATATAGTTTTGAACGGACCGCCCAATCCCAAAGAACCCAATGCACTTGATATTTTAGATACAGTACTTGGGTTCATATTGGATGTTACGATACCAACTAAACCAGTAGATTCTAACTTATTAACTGAATTTTGAACTGTAGATATTACATTCTTAGATGAGGTAATTGATCCAGAAATGTTATTAATTACTGAATTGACCGAATTGACTTGTGGAATATCAGTAACCGTATTTTGTCCATTAGACACAATATTATTTAGACCAGCAAGACCACCCGGCACTCCTCCTAATATACTATCAGGGGTAGTTGTCGTTGTAGTAGTCGTAGAGCTTCCTCCTGTAGCGGTTACTAATTGGTTAATATCAGTAGAAGATGATCCTGCACTAACTGCTGAGTTTTTAGACAAATCCATAACACCAGCAATGCTAGTCATAAACACTTGGTTAGATTTGTTTAAAGTAGTTTCTGCTTGTGAATATGTAGTGGGAACAACCGGAGCAACATCTGACACTGCCACTTCTGCTTGAACTCCCTCATTTGCTGCGGCTAAACTAATAGGCACGTTTGCTTCATATGCTTTAAATGCAGAGATAACTTGATTGAAGGCACCCGCTGTATTATCACTTAATCCTTTTAAGAAAGATTCCACGCTAGAAGTGTTTAATTTTTCTTCAATGTTAAGTGAAGCAAATAATCCACCAGACATTAAATCGTCAATTGAAGAACTTATATTGTCATATGCGTTCGACACTTGATCTTCTAAGTTATTAACAGTTGAAGAAATCTTATCTTCAAGACCAGTAACGGTAGACGAAATCTTATCTTCAACGTTATTGATTGTACCTGTAATAGAATCACCAATTGCTGATATGTTTTTACTGAATCCAGCAGTGTCTCCGGTGATTAATGACTTAACAGCACTTCCTGCATAGTTAAGCGTTGGCTTCAATCCAGCAACCGCAGTGCTCATAATCAAACCACCTGTCTGAGACATTGACTCTTTTCCAGTAATGATACCCTTATTGACTAGTGTATCTTTTGCTTGGTTTAATAATGATGCTGCAATGTTTGTTTGTGTGCCCGTATTTTTAACTAAGTCTTGTAACGAGTTAACACCATCTTTACCTGTGAATAAATTTGGAGTCATTGCTGCTTCTAAACTTTGTCCAGAATTAATTGCAGTGTTGATTGCGATATCAGCGCCTGGTTTCAAATGACCAGATGTAACTAATTGCTGCGGAGTTAGACCCAAAGAACCAATAACTGCTTGTTTTCCGTTTGGCGTGTCAACTACCGCAACAGTTTGTTGCACCGCACTTGCTGCAGGTCCATTTGCAACACTTACAGCCATTTGTGATACCATTGAAGAAGTAGTTGCAGGATCAATAGAACTTGAACTTGTTACTTGTGCTGTAGTAGGAACTGTTGTAACCAATGATGCACTTGTAGGATTTGCCGGGGCCGGTGGCAATGTTGAATTAACTTGCGTAACAGCAGGAGATGGAACTGATGCTACTGCATTACCTGAATTTAAATTAGTTTGTACATCAATACCCTTGTTTGCCGCGTCCCATGGAGCGTGTGCAGGAGCACGACTAACAATACTTAATAATTTCTTAGGTGCTGTTGCATATCCCACATTAGAATCATACAATGTATCGCTATGTTGTACTCTAGGTAACTGTTTGCCTGGCAATGGTAGTGTTGGGCAGATACCACTGTTCATCAAAATCATTGGACCACCTTTAAGATATAATGATCCTAATGTAGATGTGATCCCAACATCATTACCTGCCAATACACTATAACTACCACCCACATGTTCAGTATGCGTACCTAATACCGTAGTATTCATTGCTTTACCAGTGAAGTGTGTCGTATTTTCTTGGCTTTCAATATGTGTATTCTTACCAAAGATATTTAAATCTCTACCTGCATTCATGTTGATATCTCTATCTGCATGTAAGTTTAAATCACCTTGTGTTCTAATGTTTACTGAGTTAGTTGAGTACATATCAATCGTACCCTCTTTGCCCAACTCAATGTAACTTTGTCCATTAGAATGCATAATGAACAATGTTTGTGCTGCATCGTTCAATAATATAGTATGGCCCAATGCTGTACGAATTCTAACTAATTGGTCATTGCCCTCAACGTCACCGTCATCCATGACGAATGTATGTCCACCAACACGTCCGGTAACCTTTAAACTAGCATCAGGTACTCCGCTATCATTGATTGCATCTTTAATCGTACTGTCTGTATAACCACCTGCATAGATTGGACGTCCTGGTGTACTGATACCAAATACTCTGCTTGGACTTTCACGTTGAGCACTTGATCCAATAGGACCTCTTTCAGGGTCACGCAATAAACCCTGAGAATTGTATATTGCCGCTTGATAACTATGTACTGGTCTAGGTTGATCTGATAATGTACCAGAAAAAGATTGTTTATCGTTTGCGTTGTTAATTTCACCAACAGGTAATTTTGGTGATCCACCGTAACTTGCTGCCTCTTGATTGTTTAATATAACTTTATCTGCTGCACCTATAGCAGGAACCATTTGATTTAACCCTGCTGAAGGGATGCAACCAATATAGTATCCAAAGTTAGGATCACCGTTTGCAAACACACATAATACTTCCGTACCCAAATCAGGTGGTGTTGCCCACATACCATAACTATGCGGGTTGCCTGCAAAACTACCATAGTCATTTTTGCTTGATTCGTTTGGAGTATAACCAAAGAAAGGACTCATATAGCTAATAGGTGCTGACCAATTAGATGTAATGTTTTCAGGATATGATCCGTTTAATCTTTTTAAGATAACACGAATTCTTCCATTATGCAATGAGTCAACATTGTGAACTACTTTACCTATAATAGGGTGTGGATATAACGGCGAATTACCCCTGCCGTCTGTATACTCTCTAGGTATCTTATTTGGATTATTGGTGTTTTGTGTCATATCGTTTCACCTTAATTTCGTGAACTGTCTGTTTGTACTTTTGGTTTTGTAGGTGTATCACTGTCCCAGCCATTGCCTACACCGGGATCAAATTTACCAAACGTGGGAGTTGCGCTAGTACTACTAGTAGTAGTATTACTAGTAGTAGTTGATTCAGTATCAGTGTTTCTTTCATCAGTTGGTGTTGACACGTTTACAGTATTATTACTATTGAACGGTGGCAACACTGTTTTCAAATCTTGTGTGAACAGACCTTTACTAAAGTGACTTTTCAATGAAAGCAACATGTAAATCATTCTATTCCCGGTCATCTTTTTAATTTCAGGTGTATAGTTCCAAAAAGTAATGTCATTGTTTGGTCTTAGTAATCCATCATTCGTTTGATAATTATAATCTTTTACTTGACTAAATCCCAATTCAATAAACACTTGACCTGATGCAGGGTTAATGGTATAATCTTCACCGTATGTTTTTTGTGTTATGATTTGATAGATACTTGCTTCTGAAGTCATCAAATAATCAGGATCACCTAAGATTTTAATCTGTGCATGTAAACTATCATATGGGCTATACAATGATGTTTTTACTGTATTGACTGTTTCTTTTGAATTTGGTAAACTACCTGTAGGTGATGAATCAGTTGTGGTAGTTGGATGAACCGGTGAAGGATCATCATATTGATTTGTACTGTTAGCTATTGCACTATTTGCTGCGGCAGTCACATAATATAACATATTGTATGATTGCTCGTATGATAGTATTTCTTTGTTTTGACCACTGTACCAATAATCATATCTCTTGTATGGTCCCTTGTATGTGGTAGTGCTGCCAATAGCAAGTGCTCTAACATACGGTATCTCTTTTTGTTGAATAACAAATGTGATACTATAGGCAAACCGATTTGATTTCTTGTCGATGCCCTTGATTTTTACCGATGGTGTAATATGATACCAATATAAAGGTTCTGGTTTGTTATTAACGACTGCATCTCTATCAGTTGATTTAACTTTATCAAGTTGTTCTTTATCCACAACTTTTAATGCTGAAATAATGTATTCACTTTGAGTAATGATTTGGTCAATAATCTTATACCAAGATACACCCGGTGCAGCAGTAATTTGACGCTGTTGTTTTACAACTTCGGCGCTTGCACTTTCTGACAAACGAACATTAATACCAAGAGAACTCAAAACAGCAGATTCTGGTGGTTCGGGTTGTCCTGAAGGCATAGGAGTTTTATCAACCAAATAGTGATTTTTATCAATCAACAAGGCTGATGCTATTTTAGAATTCTTCTCAAACTTGATGAAGAACTCATTAGGAATCTCTTGATTTTTATCAGGACCTGATAAAACTCGTTCACTTGCATTAAATGCAGCAGCTAGTTTATTCAATGCATCTTCAACAGTAGTAGCTGAAACAGTAGTTGCTTCTCTAAAGTTACTAATTGTTTTACTGGTTGCAATATATTCAGGAGTTAGTTTTGCATTGATTTCGTATACGGTTAGTTTATTCTCTAACTTAAAATTCATCTTAATGATTTGAATTGGGAAATAGCGAATCAGTGTTTTATCGTTTGTTTGAATCACACCGTTATTATCATATCCCACAAATTCAATTGCTAACAAGTAATGTTGATACAATGCATTGATTGGATTGTTGATATCCATTCGTTTGTTTTCTCTTTTCTGCATTTCAATAGCTGCGTTGACTAAATTATCAGAAAAGTTAATGGCATAAGGTTCCATTATTTGAAATTTGAAATCATAAGATGTAGTAGAGATACCAGTTACTTTTTCACTAACGATTGTTTGTATCTCCAAATTATCTATGTACAAATCTAGGTCAAAATACCTACTACGATTTGAATCTATTCCCGGAGTTATTCCACCGCTTTTAACAATCAATGTTAAGTTCTTTAAGTTCCATGTTCCTGTATCTTGGTAGATATTGAATTCGCTTATTGGAACCATATACAAACTTAAACGATACGTAGAACTAGTGAATTTGCTTAGCGGATTAGTTGGGCGTTGTGCTGTCGCTGATGCAGGTGTAATGTTTGCTTGTTTTTTAGTTGGAGTTACTGGTCTCTTGTCAGTGACAACTACAGTGTCAATTGGTGAATCATCTTCACTTTTATTTTGTGTTGGAGCTGACTTTGCCTGATTGGATTTTGCACTTGTAATAGCATTTGAAATATCTTTATCCAAAGAACTTTTGGTTATTTTTTTAGATATAGAGGTGATACTTCCCCATTCTGCATCAAATGTATTAGCATCATCACCACTAAGACTTTCAAAGATAGCTACACCCTTATCTTCAAAATTACCTGCGTTAGTACTTACGGTACTTTTGAAATTAGCAAAATCAGATGATAACTTTTGAAGGTTCGCTGAATATCCAGGATCAGTTGAATTTGCTTTTAAGTTAATAAATTGATTGGTGTAGTTATTGTACTGTGCCAATGCAGTATTAGCATAGTTTTGGTATTGACTTAAAAATGAGAGTGCCTCGTTGCTCAACGCCATGTTATATTCCTAAAGCAGTTTGTAGGTTTGACAATTGTGGAATATAAATTGATGTACCCTCAACAAAATCAAATAAAGGATCTTTAAGTTTGTTAGGATTTCTTTGTGAGAATACCCACCACAATCTACTATCCTTGTATAAGTCATAGGCTAGTAGATCAGGTCTTAAATGATATGTAGTGTTTATAATCCAAAGGGTATCAGTGTTATCTGGAAGAATACTAACATTAATCATAATGTCTAAGAATTGTCCATTGTAAACATCAGTGTTGTAATATGGACTAGTTTGTGGATAAGTCATTACCAGAATCCTCCAGAGTTTCGTTGCGATCCTCTCAACAAGCTACCAGTTGCATAATCTTTCAAACTGAACTGATTACTTACGTTGTCTCGTGACACAACAGGTAAGCATGTAATTGATAATTGAATTTTTGTCGGTACATATGTTGAATAACCAGTAGATACAATATTAAACACTGGTTCACTAGATTTACCACCTGAGTTTAAATTTGCATGTAATAGTCTAGTTGCAACAAAATCTAGACCAGGACTAAACGAAGCATTACCCTGAACACCAACGGTAGTTCCTAGTTGAGTTTTGGTTGCAGATGTTGCTCTAATATAATCAACATCGTTTGGTAATGTATAATTGAATGAACTGATTAGCATTGGGTGTTTGTTAAATTGAAACTCACCATATCCATCAAGATATACTAATGGTGGGGGAGTACCTGCTCTTGGTTCAGTATCTTTTCCATAGAACATTTTAGTTGCTGATTTTAAGAAATGTATCACAGCTAACATGTATGTAGCCTCATTGTTGTCCTGTGCAGTAAAATCACATGTAATTTGAACTTCATCAACGTTACTGTTTCGATAAAAGTACATTTTATAGTTTGAATGAGTCAATTCTGCTGGATCATAGTTTGCACGATATGCAGTTTGTATAGTTGGTGTGTATGGAAAAACAATACCACCTGTAAGTTTTAATGGGTACAACAAGTCGTTTGTACCAGCGGCGTTATATAAGTAGTTAGTTCCAGACTTCAAACTTAATTTGACTCTCCAATCACTGATAGGAGAAGGAGCAGTTTCTTTTGATTTTAACACTGCCGGACTAAATGACGGTGAACTTGAATTTGAGGGGTCACTTGCCGCAGTTTGTCCATAAGTACTAGCACTTGTACTATTATATGTTTGGTACTGGCCACTAGCGTCAGTTATCAATGTTGACCCGTCAGCAAAAGTCTGAGTTATAGAACCATCTCTATTTGTCACCGTTGACACGGGGACTTCTTGTTGTGTAGTAGGAGTATTAGGCGCAGCCGTAGCTGCAGGAGCCTGAGTACTAGTAACAGTTACTGGACTATTTGTTGTTTTTGTGGTCGTTGTGGATGCATTGGCATTTGCTTTCGCTGCTGCCGGGTCTGAGTTAGAAACTGTTGGATCTGCCATGGTGAATATACCTCTACTAAATATATTTATCGCATCAAAAAACCCCCATTTTTACCGTAATCTGTTGCATTTCTGCAACAAAAGTATTACAATATCTACATCATAATAACGGAGAACTATGAGCCTCATACCACATAAAAAGCCGGTTAACTACCTAAATAATAAAGACATTCTAAAAGAGATTCACACAAGTAAAAACGCATATTGTTCATTCAAAGACCCATCGGATCATAGATATGACTATATCGTTGACATGCCCACTGAAACTCTTGAAAAGAGTTTTGAACATATGCAGAAACCTGAAATTATTCAGGAAGCAAAAGAAACTCGTGCTACACGACTAAGTGTTGAAACTGGTGAAAAAGTAAACCCAGAAGATATCAAAGACACCGACTTAGTATTTCGTGTCATGACCTGGGATCATATTCCAGTCGCACCAAAAGCTCCGCGAAAAGTGGACAAAAAGAAAACAGCAAAAGATATCTTTTCGTTTGAAGAAGATCCAGATGAAATCTTTTCTGACCTAGAAGACACAACTACCAAACAAGAAATTGACGACATGGTTCATGTCAAAGTAAACTTCCCACCATTTCAACATTACAAGTTTACCCGCGGTGGCAACATCAAATGTGTGGGTAAGAGTCATTGGATTGGTGATTTGAAAACAGGCGAATTTTCAAAAGATCACGGACAAATCACTAACAAACTAGCACGTATGTACATTATGATGTGTGAAAAATATGCTATGAAATTTAATTGGCGTGGGTACACATACAACGATGAGATGCGTAACAGCGCCATTCTACAGCTTACGTATGTTGGCTTGCGCTTTAATGAAGCTAAATCGGCTAATCCATTCGCATATTATACAGCGGCTATCACAAACAGTTTCTGCCGTGTGTTGAATAGTGAGAAGCGTAACCAAAACATTCGTGATGACATCTTAGAACTAAACGGGCTTAACCCAAGTTGGACTCGTCAAGGTATCACTGCCGGTTCATACGAAGAATAAATTTAACCATAGGGATTGCTTTTGTAGTCCCTATTCCTTTATACTAACACTTATGAGTAACCTTTTTAAGAAAGCTGCTGTCTTCACCGATATTCATTTTGGTTTGAAGTCAAATAGCCTAGTACATAACACCGACTGTTCCAATTTTGTGGATTGGTTCATAGAAGAAGCTAAAAAAGAAAATTGCGAGACTTGTTTTTTCTTGGGCGACTGGAATCATCATCGTGCAAGTATCAACATTCACACACTTCAATTTGGTTTACAAGCATTGGAGAAATTAAACAATGCATTTGATACTGTATATTTTATCCCCGGTAATCACGACTTATATTATCGTGATCGCCGTGATATTCATTCTGTTGAATGGGCAAAACATCTACCAAACGTTAAAATTATTAATGAGTTCTTCAGTGAGGGTAACGTAGCAATCGCACCATGGCTTGTACAAGAAGATTACAAGAAATTGCAAAAACTCAAAGGCAAATATTTGTTTGGTCATTTTGAGTTACCACACTTCTACATGAACGCTATGGTTGAGATGCCAGATCACGGTGAACTTAACACTGACCATGTGAGTGGTTTTGATAAAGTCTTTAGTGGTCATTTTCATAAACGACAAGCAAAGAAAAACATTTGGTACATTGGTAATGCTTTCCCGCATAACTATGCTGACGCAGGTGATGACCAACGTGGTATGATGATGTTAGAATGGGATAGTGAACCAGAGTTTCGTAGTTGGCCAGGACAACCATTGTTCAGAGTCTATAAGTTATCAGAGATACTAGAGAACCCACAGGGTTTGCTATTACCTGATAGTCATGTTAGAGTACATCTTGACATTGATATTAGTTATGAAGAAGCAAACTTTATTCGTGAAACACTTATTCCCGAACACAAATTGCGTGAAATGGCATTGATACCTATGAAGGTTGAACAAGCTGAACAGCAAGGACCTGATGGTCTTAAGTTTGAGTCAGTAGACCAGATCGTCATCGACCAAATTAATAGTATTGAGTCAAATAGCTTTGACAAAAAGATTTTGCTAGACATTTACAATAACCTATGATCCTACTTAAAAACATAACATTACGAAACTTTCTATCAATTGGCGCAGTAACACAAGCAGTTGACTTTAACAAACAAGATTTGACACTTATTCTAGGTGAGAACTTAGACTTAGGTGGCGACGGTGCTCGTAATGGTACAGGTAAGACAACATTGATTCAAGGATTAAGTTATGCCCTTTTTGGCGTTCCTATCAATGATATTCGCAAAGATAACTTAGTCAATAGAACCAACGCTAAAAATATGATGGTTACATTAGAGTTTAGCGTGAATGGTATTGAGTACAAGATTGAGCGTGGTCGTAAACCCAATGTGCTTAAGTTCTATGTTAACAATACATTGAAAAAAACTGATGATGCACAAGGTGAGAACAAAGAAACTCAAGCAGAAATTGAGCGTATCATCCACATGAGCAGTGAAATGTTCAAGCATATTGTTGTGTTGAATACCTACAGTACCCCATTCTTAGCACTGAAAAATAATGAGCAGCGTGAAATTATTGAGCAGTTGCTTGGTATCACTATGCTAAGTGAGAAGGCTGAAGTAGTTAAAGAATTAATGAAGAATGTCAAGGATGACATTCAAGTTGAAGAATTCAAAGTCAAAGCAATTGAAGAAGCCAACAAGCGTGTCAAAGAACAGATTGAAAGTTTGAAACGTAGACGTGGTCTTTGGAAAGCAAAGTATGATAGTGATATTGCGTTCCTTGCTGACACATATGAATCACTAAGCAACATTGATATTGAAAAAGAGTTACTAGCGCACAAAGACTTAGTGATTTGGAATCAAAAGAAAACTGCATATGATTCACGCAATAGATTGCTTGCATTCCAAACAGAGTGGCAAGATCGCCACACTAAAGATATTGAAAGTTTACAAAAGCAACTAACTAAACTTGAAACAATTGACATTGTTGAGGAAATGAATGCACATCGTCAATTGGCTGAATATGCTATTAAAAGTAAAGAACTTGAAGATAAGAACAAAGAATTAGCTCGGTTGACGAAAGATATTGACAAAGAAAATAAGCTAATTCAAAAACTAACAGGTGAGATTGCTACATTGCATGACCACAAGTGCTATGCGTGTGGACAAGAGTTCCATGATGAACAACATCAAAAAGTCTTGAATGACAAAGAAAAGATGTTGGAAGATGCACAGTTCCATGCTACTACACTATTGAATCAATATAACGAATTGAACGATAAAGAAATTATTGTCGGTGACAAGCCCAAGACATATTACAAATCAGAAGCAGAAGCAATTCGTCATGGTAGCGAAGCCAGTAACTTGCAAAACAAGATACTAGAAAAACAAAAAGAAGTTGATCCTTATGCAAAACAGTTGTTGGATCATCCTGAAGTTGTACTAGGCACACAACCTAAAACAATTTA